AGCCAATAACATGACCAAGAAGCAATTATATGCTATTTGGTACAAATCATAAGGAAGAGAGGTCGTATGTACATATGTTTCACTTAAAATCGTTTTGGTTTGATGAAGGCATTTCCAATATACTGCGTCATTTATGGCGTGGTGTATGGACTGCAATTGGATTTATAATTATAATGAAGATTTATTATCCTTCGTTATATTAACTAGTTAATAAAGAAAGCAGGTATAAAATGACAGAAGTAGTAGCAACACCCACAATGTTTGTAAGCGCTGTATTATATATGGAAAATGGCGTTGTCCCAGTTGTTCGTGAAATAAGACATGTAGATGAATCTCTTAGAGTAAGTGATTTACGCGCTGAAATAAGTGACCATGGCGTTAGTGGTTTAAATCTAGCAGAAGGCTCCTCTATTATTGTAGACGGTGCTATTTCACAAGATGATAATGAATTATTAACATCATTAACAAAGAAAGAAGATGGTAGTTGGGATATTCGTAGAGAAGCACCAGGTAGTACAATTAGTTTCGTAACAGGTGGGAAAAAAGGCGGTAAATAACATAACCAGAAATTAATTAAATAACTCATAGTATTATATCGAAGTCTGCAGCACTAAAGCTAACAAGGGATTAATTTTCTAGTTGAGCACTTTAAGTCACGCGGTCACTTAGTATCACTGGTACGAAAAGTTATTTCATTAAGACGCTAAGGAGAGGCTTCTGACCCAATGGCCTATGGACCTAGAGGTTCCTGTCTCTCCTTAGATAATTTGGAGATAAATAATGCAAGAACAATTAAATTTCAGCACAATGCCTGAAATAGATACATCAAGACTATCAAATATTGAAGATTTTATGAATTCAGTTGATAGATTTCAACAAAGATATGATATTAACTTGGAATTTAACGAAAATGCTCGTTGGAGACCAGGCTCTTATGAAAGATTAAAACAACAATTAGTTGATTCTTTGTTTCCTCATTGGCTTCAATCTAAAGGAGCTAACAGCATTAAAAGATTAACAAGGTTTGATAAATGGCGTTTTGATAGTTGTGTAAGGGCTATGCACGAAATTGATGCACAATTAAAGGTATTTAGAGCTTGTAAAGCTTCTTTAAATAGAGATGATGCACGAGAACAAGGTAAGATAGCTTTAGATGAGATAAGTCCAGCTTTATTAAAGAAATATAATGATATAGAAATCAATATACTTCCATTACCATTCTATCAATCCAAAAATAGACGTAGTGATGAATCTATTAGATTTAATAGAGAGCGAGGACATCTATCTAATAATATTTCAATATTTCAATCAGAGTGGGATAAAGGGATAAATCCAATATTTACTAGAAATAGTATAAAATTTGACCCTACAGCTACTTTTAGTCGTCCTGCAAATGGTACTTATAATGATGTACTTGAAGCATATAAAATAAACACTAATCCACAAAGATGGTGGGTTAATGTTAGTATTGTATTAAAAGATGTTAATATTAACTACATAAAAGGTGTCGATGAGACGTTAGTCACAATTCCTTATGGAGATATAATAGTAACTTTTAGTATGAGCATATATGACATGATACTTAACTATAAGAAAATCAAAACTCTAAATGCTGAATCAAATAAACGTGATGTAGTAGAAGTATTTCGTAAAATGGATTTAAGTAGATTAACTAATCATGCAATTACATTTCCTCATGTAAGTGGTATAGAACATCCATTCATCTATAGAGATAGTAATCAGGCATATAATACTTATCAAAGAGGTAATATTTGCTTTGGTGATTTAGATGATGATATAACAAGTGCCTTTTTAACGGCCAATTTTGAGCATTTAAAGACACTTCTTCGTATTTGGGCTGAAACATACTATGTAGGCAACACATCGCCTTTAAATCAACCTCATACTCATCATATTGGAATGCCAAAATCTTGGAATTTAGAGATTCAAAGTTCAATTGCTACAGCACATGAAACATGTAGAACTGTAATTGATAGAGGTTATGATGATTATGGCGCTTTTGTTGAAGAATTCTGTAATGATTGCCAATTAACTAATACATGTAAAACGCATAAGATGTTAATACGTAAGGAACATCAGATAGGTATAGAACTTATAGATTTAATCAATACAATAGTTGAAGATGAAGTTTATTGTATTCCTAAAAAATGGTGGCCAGAAACTAAAAAGGCCTTACAATCAATTCTTTATAAAATATACAATTGTATAGATGAAGAAAATAAGTATGATGTGCTTACTAAAGCATTAACTAGTCAGACTGTTATGACTAATTGCTTACTTAAATTAGATGCAGTTGAATATTTTAAAACAATTAAAGAAAGTTTGTTTGATGTATTAGAATATGAAGGCACTGATATACCTGTTGAAGAAATACATGAAGATATAATTAGAACACTTATGTTGTTATTTTTAATGTCAGAAAGAAATTATTTATGCAATATAATTACAGCCCTAGATTCAAGTCGTTATAAAACCGTAAATGATAATTATTGTTTTAATAAAATAACTGAATTAGCAGCAGGGTTTCCTATTGAATATTTATATCAAGTTGCAAATACAACATGTATTGAACATGGGAATTCAAACCCTATCAAGTTCGCTGATTCATTAATAATTAATAATAGCCCTAGAAGGCTATAGAAAGGAAATTATGTCAGATATACGTGCAAATAATATATTCTTTATGTCAATTAATGACTGGAATAAGATTATTTCATATGCTCAATCCTCTTATAATCAGTTTAAAGCTGAAATAGGTGGACAATTAACTGTAATAGAAGATGATGGAGTTTTCAAATTACTTGACCCTGTTATCTTAAAACAAGATGTAAGTTCAGGAAATTGTGAAATGGAAGCTGAAGCATTGGCTATATATTATCATAAATTATATGAAAAATATGGCGATAAAGTTAGACATTGTTGGTGGCATAGTCATCATACAATGGATGCATTTTGGTCAGGTACTGATAACTCAACAATAATGGAACAGAAAACAAATGATTTTTCTTTATCATTAGTTGTTAATCTTAAAAGAGAATATAAATTAAGATTACAATTTTTCCATCCTATTGAACAGGAAGTTGATGTTACTTTAAATCTTATAGGTGAAAAAGTATCAGAAGATGTAGACGCTGAAGTTAAAGAACTATGCAGTAATGCTGTTCAAACTATAACTCATTATGGTTATAATGGTAAGCAATCTAATCTTTGGACTAAACAAGATAAAAAAGAAGTTGACCATTATAATCATTCTTTTGGACTTTGGGATGAATATGATGATGAAGTTAACTTAAGCTTAGTTCCTGATGATAAATTAAATGACATAATGACACATATTAATACTATTGTACATAAAATTAATAGTC